TTTTTCCCAAGTCAAGTAGCTAGCGATCAAGAGAAGATCTCTGACAAATACGGCTTAAGAGTTGGTAAGGCTATTCAAGACGAATGGTTTAATACTAATTCAGGAAATACTAGATTTAGAAGCAATCAAAATACATTTCACAATCTAAGGCTTTATGCTAGAGGAGAACAAGGCGTTCAGAAATACAAAGACGAACTGTCGATTAATGGAGACTTGTCTTATTTAAACATAGACTGGAAACCTGTTCCGATTATTCCTAAGTTTGTTGATATTGTTGTCAACGGAATATCTGATAGAACTTTCGATATTAAAGTATACTCTCAAGACCCTTACGGAGTCAGCAAGAGAACTGAGTATATGGAATCCATTATAAGAGATATACAATCACAAGAACTAAACCAATTCGCTGCGGAAAACTTTGGGGTAAATTTATTTGAAAACCCACCCGAGCAACTACCTGACTCTAAAGAAGAGTTAGAGGTGCATATGCAGCTTTCGTATAAGCAAGGCGTGGAGATAGCAGAAGAGCAAGCTATAACTACAATCCTTGAAAGCAATAATTATGATTTACTAAAGAGAAGAGTAAATTACGATCTAGTAACACTAGGTATAGGGGCTACGGCGAGTAGATTTTCAAAATCTGAAGGTATCGTAGTTGACTATGTTGACCCAGCTAACTTAATATACTCTTATACAGAGTCACCTTACTTCGACGATATATACTACGTAGGCGAAGTCAAACTCGTACCTATTAACGAGATAAAAAAGCAATTCCCAGATTTGACAGATGACGAGCTAGAAAGCATAGCTCAACAATCTTTTCAAAACAACGGGTTCTCTAATAGAACTATTTCCAACTACAACCAAAGCGATTCGAACACAGTTCAGCTACTGTACTTTAACTATAAGACTTATATGAATGAAGTCTACAAAGTCAAGGAAACAGCTACAGGAGCTTCTAAAGTCATCGTTAGAGACGACCAATTTGATCCGCCTGTTGAATCATTAGAAAAAGAATTCGGCAAGCTCTCGAGGTCTCTGGAGGTGCTCTACGAAGGGGTGATGGTAGTAGGAACGAATAAGTTGCTCAAATGGGAGATGGCTAAGAATATGATGCGCCCTAAAAGTGACAATTCTAAAGTGCTACTAAACTACAACATTGTAGCACCTAGAATGTATCAAGGCAAGATAGAATCATTGGTGAGTCGAATCACTGGTTTTGCAGATATGGTGCAGCTTACACACTTAAAACTACAGCAAGTGTTGTCTAGAATGGTTCCAGATGGAGTGTATTTAGATGCGGATGGTTTAGCTGAAATTGATTTAGGTAACGGTACAAGTTATAATCCACAGGAAGCTCTTAATATGTTCTTTCAAACAGGTTCTGTACTAGGTAGGTCATTTACACAAGACGGAGATATGAATCCAGGTAAGATACCTATTCAGGAAATATCTACTGGAGCTGGAGGTGGAAAGTTAGCTTCACTTATACAGACTTATAACTATTATCTACAAATGATAAGAGACGTAACAGGTCTTAACGAAGCTAGAGACGGTTCCACGCCTGATTCACGCGCATTAGTTGGAGTGCAGAAACTTGCAGCCGCAAATTCCAATACAGCAACTAGACATATATTAGACGGGGGATTATTCCTTACTAGAAGGTTAGCAGAGTGTTTGTCTTTGAGAATATCAGACGTATTAGAGTTCTCTCCTTCTAAAGATGCTTTTATCCAGAAGATAGGCGGCCACAACGTAGCTACCTTATCTGAAATGGAAGAACTGCATTTACATGACTTCGGTATATTTATAGAGCTATCACCTGATGAGACTGAAAGATCTATGTTAGAAAATAACATACAGACCGCATTATCAGCGGGTCTTATTGATCTTGAGGATGCTATTGATATTAGAGAAGTGAAGAATTTGAAGCTAGCCAATCAAGTACTGAAGATCAGAAGAAAGAAGAAGCAAGAAAGAGATCAAGCTATGCAGCAGCAGAACATAGCTGCTCAAGCAAACGCAAACGCGCAGGCTCAACAAGTATCTGCTCAAGCGGAAGTTCAAAAGAACCAAGCGCTTACACAACAGAAAGCTCAGCTTATGCAAATGGAAAACCAATTTGAAATGCAGAAACTTCAAGCAGAAGTTCAAGCTAAGAAAGACCTTATGGAGGTTGAGTTTCAGTATAACATGCAGATTAAGAATATCGAAGTTGAAGGAGCTAAGGCAAAAGATTCTCAAAAAGAAGATAGAAAAGACGACAGAACAAAACTACAAGCTACACAGCAGAGTGAGCTTATAGATCAAAGACAGAATAATTCAGCACCAAAAAGCTTTGAGTCCTCAGGGAATGACATAGTAGGCGGTGGATTTGACTTAGGTTCCTTCGAGCCTAGGTAATATTAATAGTAGTAATTTTATAATATTTTATCATGGAAGAAAACCAACAAGAAAACATTGCTGAAGAGCAAGTTGAACAAAACGAAACTAGTAGCGGCGTCGCTCAAGCAGAGGACGGAACTATTAAGATCAACTTAGGAGAACTGAACAAAGCCCAAGAGGCTCAACCAGAACCAGAAGTTGAACAGCAAGAAGCGATCGAACAACCTGTAGAGGAGCAGGAAGCCCTCGAAGAAGCGGCGCCTGTTTTACAAGAAATACTTGAGGAGGTTGAAGAACAAGAGGTGGTTAACGAGGTAGTTGAAGAACAAGTCACAGAAGCACCTCAGCCAACCGGTAGAGAAATGCCTGAAGCTCTTGAAAAGCTAGCCGCTTTTATGGAAGAAACAGGAGGGTCTTTAGCGGACTACAATAAACTAAATGTAGATTACGACTCGCTTGACGAGAAGCAATTAATGAGAGAGTATTATGAAGATACACATTCTCATTTAGATAGAGAAGAAATAGATTTCTTACTAGAGGACAAGTTTGATTACGACGAAGATCTAGACGAAGAAAGAGATATTAAAAGAAAAAAGCTTAAATGGAAGCAAGAGTTAAATCAAGCTAAAAACCATTTAGGGGACTTGAAGTCTAAGTACTATCAAGAAGTAAAAGCTGGTTCTAAATTAACACCAGCTCAAAAGGAGGCGGTTGACTTTTTCAATCGCTACAAAAACGAAAGTAAAGAAGCTACCACTATAGCTGAACAAGAGACTAAGACGTTTCTAAGTAAAACCGATAAAGTATTTTCTGAAGATTTCAAAGGGTTTGATTTCAATGTAGGAGATAAAAAGTATAGGTTTAACGTGAAAAATCCAGTCGAGATTAAGAACGCCCAAAGCGACATCAACAACTTTGTCAAGAAGTTCTTGAACGAAAAGAATGAGATGTCAGATGCCAAGGGTTATCATAAATCGCTGTTTACAGCTATGAATGCAGACGCAGTAGCGCAACACTTTTATGAGCAAGGCAAAGCCGATGCAATTAAGGGAAGTATTTCTAAATCTAAGAATATTGATATGGATCCGAGAGGGGTTCATGAAAAAGTCAATATGTCTAATGGTTGGTCAATACGCGCGGTACCTAGTGAAAGTGCGGGAATTTCTAAACTTAGAATTAGAAAATAAATAATCATTAAAAACACAAATTATGGGATTTGCAACAACGCCAACTTCACTGGCTAACTTATCACACTTAACTCCACGCCCTGTTAAAGGCTTGTTTGGAGACAACTATTTGTCCGTAGGAGATATGGACTTTACACAACAATTTCTTCCTGAAGTATACGAAAAAGAAGTAGAGCGTTACGGTAACCGTACAATCGCTGGATTCTTGCGTATGGTAGGAGCTGAAATGCCTATGGCTTCTGATCAAGTTGTTTGGTCTGAGCAAGGAAGATTGCATATTGCTTTTGACAATGTTATCAAAACGGACGGAGATACTATTACTTTCGCTAACGAAGACGATGCTAAGCTCGTAGGAGTTGGATCAACAATAGTATTATCTGGTGCTCAGGGAACAATAAAAGGTTACGTTTCTGCTAAACCAACAGCAGCCCCTACTACCGCTACTGTTTTGGCTTATGGAGCTGGAACCATTGATGGTTGTGCTACTGCAGACGGAGCAACAATTAAAATTTTCGTTTACGGTTCTGAATACGCAAAAGGATCTAGCAATGCTGGAAACTCAATTGATGCTTCTTTTACTACCTTCAACAACAAACCAATCATCTTGCGTGACAAGTATAGCGTAAATGGTTCTGACGTTGCTCAAATTGGATGGGTTGAAGTTACTTCTGAGGCTGGTACATCTGGATACCTTTGGTATTTGAAATCAGAGCACGAAGCTCGCATCCGTTTTGAGGATCAATTGGAGATGACAATGGTGGAAGCTGAAAAAGCAACTTCTACTTCATCAGTAGCTACAGCAGGAGGCCCTTCTGGTGCTAACTCTGGAACTGAGGGACTATTCTCTGCATTGGAAACAAGAGGTCTAGTATACAACGATCAAGACTTTGGAGGAGCTAATGGATTGGATGATTTCGATGCTATCCTTCAAGAATTGGACAAGCAAGGAGCAATTGAAGAAAACATGCTTTTCTTAGACCGTGCTACTTCTTTAGGTATGGACAACATGCTAGCTGCGCAAAACTCTTATGGAACTGGAGGAACATCCTTTGGTGTATTCGAGAATAACGAAGACATGGCTTTGAATCTTGGTTTCTCAGGTTTCCGTAGAGGATCTTACGATTTCTACAAGACTGACTGGAAATACTTGAACGATTCAACAACTAGAGGATCTATTGCTGACATCGAAGGAGTTCTTGTACCTGCTGGTACATCGACTGTTTACGATCAATCACTTGGTCAAAACATCTCAAGACCTTTCTTGCACGTACGTTACCGAGCTTCTGAAGCTGATGACAGACGTTTGAAATCTTGGGTAACTGGATCTGTTGGAGGTAACTACACTTCTGATGCTGATGAAATGAATGTACATTTCCTTTCTGAAAGAGCATTGTGTGTACAAGCAGCTAACAACTTCGTATTGTTGAAAGCAACTTCATAATACTCAAGTAGTAAATTACTGTAATTTTTACCCTCGTTTTATCGACGGGGGTAACTATTACTTTTCTTAAATTATTTAATTATATTATATCATGGCAAAACAACAAGCAACTAAAAAAGCAGAGGCAACGCCTCGACCAAAAGCAACTGTAGAGAAACAAGCTCCAGTTCAAACAAAACAAGTAGAACCTAAGAAACCTACTTGGGAAATTAAGGATAGACTATATACTTTAAAAGGTACAAAGAAGCCGCTAGTATTTACTATTCCATCAAAACACTCAGCAAGAAAACCACTATTATGGTTTGACGAAGAGAAAGGATATCAAAGAGAAATTAAGTACGCAACCAATCAGCCTTCTGTATTTGTAGATGAGCAACAAGGTATCGCTACTTTAGGAAGAATTGTTGTAAGAGACGGTGCTTTGCGCGTCCCTAAAGAACAACAAGTTCTTCAAAAACTTTTGTCTTTGTATCACCCAATGAAGGATATCGCGTATGAAGAGTATAATCCTGTTCAAGAAGCTACAGACGAAGTATCATGGATTGAAGCCGAATTAGCAGCAATGAACGCGGCAAAAGCAATGACTTTAGAAGAAGCAGAAGCAGTATTAAGAGTAGAGTACGGAAGTGAGGTAAGTAACAGCACTTCTAGCGAGCTTAAAAGAGATATACTTGTATTCGCTAAAAGACAACCTTTATTGTTCTTAGAACTAGCCGGTGACGACAATGTAATGTTACGTAACTTTGGAATCAAAGCTGCCGAAGCAGGTATTGTTAAACTATCTAGCGACCAAAGAACTTTCTTTTACGGAGATGGTAACAGAAAACTTATGACTGTACCATTTGACGAGCACCCTTATAGTGCATTAGCTTCCTTCTTTAAAACAGATGAAGGTATGGAAGTATATAAGGCTATTGAAAAAAGATTAAATTAGCCACCTTATAGTGATAGCCGCTGTAATAGGCGGCTTATCATTATAAAACAACAAAACATATGAGCGTAAATATAAACACTGTTTATCAAACAACACTTAGTATACTCAATAAGGAACAAAGAGGGTATTTAACACCTCAACAATTTAACTTGTTCGCTAATCAAGCGCAGTTAGACTTATTTGAGCAATACTTTTATGACATTAACCAATTTGGTAGAGTATCCGGTAACAGTACAGAATACTCTGATATGCTCAACATACTTAATGAAAAAATAAGCCCTTTTGAAGTGGTTAGCTCAGCGCTATCTTCTTCTGGAGGAGGGCTGACTTTACCGCCTGACCTCTATAGGTTAGGTACAGTAATAAAAGACGGAACAATAGAATGCGAAAGACTTGACCGCAAAGAGTTTCTACAAGCTGCCCAAGCTCCTTTAGCTGCACCTACGAATACCCGGCCTGTCTATATGCAAATACCTGGAAAAATTCAAGTATACGGCAAAGACACCACGACTCAGTTAAGTGCAGGTATTACGT